ACTCTAACAAAAAGGTCTTGGTCTTCTGTGAGTCTCTTACGGTGAAAGTATACTGAGATGCGGGGTCTTTTGTCGTAACCCTTACTGTCGTTTGTTACGTCACTCTCTTGTGCCTCTACTCTTGCATAAACCCTTACTGGTGGTAAGAAAGTTTTTTGTATTGCCTCGCCATAAACAGGGTGAAAGTTTGTGTGCTCTAAACTAATAGCGTAGTAAGCTATGGCTTGACCAACCACATTTTCGATAAGTTCGGTATTAACTTGGCGAACCAAGTCTCTTTCTTTCTTGCCAACAAAGAGCGGTGGTGGTGGCGCATCTGGTCTTGTGAATTTTGCCATTTATTTACCCCACATAGATTGCATTTGGAACGTTTTCAAAAAGTTTTTGCGAGTTCTCGACAATATTTGCGTCACTTTCAGCTAAAGCTGAGTAAGTTAGTTGGTCTAGAAGCTCTTTTAGTTCTGTTTTTAAGTTTTGTTGTTCTTCTCGGGACTGACTAATAAGGTCTGAGCCATTTAGAGTCACAGAATCGTTTGGAATTGGAATAGTGCCGAACTTGGAGCGCACTTGACCTAAAATTTCCTTACAAAGTGCAAGGGCATAGCGGCGAATCCATTGCTTACCCACCGAGTTGATGTTATCGTAGGGAATATTAGCAAATGGCAAGGTGTTCATGTTGTTTACACCCTTTACTCCGCGCTCTCTGGTATCATCTACGGTGTTTGCATCTTCATCAACGGTAAATGTAAACCAAATGTAATCATCGGACTGTACAGAGTCTCCTGGGGGTGGATATACCTTTAAAAAGTTGTTGTGTAACTCGTAAGAATAGTGTGAGAAACGAACATTTGTGTGGTCTTCGTATGCCATAGCTTGCAAACGGTTGTGCCAAGTTGGAATAACCTCGTATGTTGAGTCATCAGCATACTGACCATAGGTGGAAAGGTTGCCTACTACGTTGAGACCACCGTAGTAGCTAAAGAACCTCCACATAACCTTGGGGCTTTTGTAATAAACATTTCTAATAAGAACTTTTTTGTTATTAATCTTGTTGTAATAATCAGAAGAGGCTAGAGAGCTTGAAGCCTGAACAATGGCTTGTAGGTCGTATTGTTGTGTATTTGGTTCTAGCTTGAAACTTGCTGAGTATTCTGTTAGGAAGCCACCTACGCCAGCTTCGGTTGATACACCCTCTGCCACACGACGTGCATAAGCAAAACCAAAGTTTGGAAAGTCTCTCGATGCGTCAGATGCCCCTCCTGAAATCTCTCCGTCTTCATCAAAAGAAGAAGTCGATGCTCCAAGCATGTCAGAAAGCACGTTCTTAGCTTGGTGAGAGTTTATCATATATGAGTATTCTAATACTGCTTCTTGATAAGCTGCATAAACATTACCAGTTTTTATTTCAATATCTAAAACATCGCCGCCTAGTTTTTTATAAACATAAGCTACTTGGTCTACTGCTCCGCTAATAAAAGCTGCGTTGTCACTGTATACGGTAAATGGTAAAGCAGCTACCACATCATCTGTTGAGCCTGTGGCTGTTAAAACAGATGTGCTTACGGTAGATACTGGACTAAGTTCTGGAACTGGCATTGTCTAAACCCTCTTCTTCCTAAATAGTTTCCCCAAAGAGAAACCCCCCGCCTACCGAAGCAGACGAGGGGCAACTCTTAGTCAAAGACTAGGCTTATACCAAGTCTTGGCAGATGACGAGACCGTACATGTCTGGACGGACCATCTTCTTGCCGTAGCGTGTCATCACACCCTTACGTGGTACGAAGTCCTCTGTGCCAAAGATGGTTGGAGTGACTTGTAGTGGGACGTAAGGAGCGTAGACGTAACCACTCTCTAGGAAGCTGTTGCCACGGCGACCAACTAGAACCACGTTGCGTGGGAAGTATGGGTCAACGTAAACGTCGAGCTTCTTGGAGATGCTACCAACATTTACAGCACCGGCTGTGCCATTGGCGTCAACGGTAACGTTGGCGCGGAAGCCAGCAGTGAACTCTAGAATGTTAGCAACTTCTGGTGAGCAAACTACGAAGTTTGCACCACCGCGAACGGTGCGACGGTGAATCTCTGCGGACACATCGTTGATGGTCTCTAGAAGAGTCTCGTACCATTCGCTAACTGTACCTGTGAAGTCAGGGGCAGCAGTGCTTGCACCAACTTCAACACCAGTTACGCGGTTTACAAACTTACCAGCAGCGCGGCTCCAGTAGCGAACACCGGCACCCTTAGCAGCACCTTGAATGAGGTCGTTCAAGATTTCTTGATCGATCTCTAGGGCAATCTGCTCAGAGAGGATGCTTGTAAGCTCAACCTCAGCGTCGAGGTTGTGGTAGGCGTTGAGGTCTTGACCGAGTTCGGGTGACCACTTAGCCTTTAGCTTTTTGGTGTTGGCTGTGATAGCAACACTGTCCACCTTGATATCAATCTCGGGGATATTTGGTGTATTCTCAAGTGCCCACTCGCTTTGACCGCGAACGGAACCAACAGCGTTGCTAGCTGCAAAGTTATCGGTGATTGCGGCATCAATAACTGTGATAGCTGTGAGTGCTGTTGTCAACTGAGCAGGTGTACGACCTGTCTCGCTAGCGGCTGGAATGGCAACCAAGAGAACTCTTGTGTTGTCATCGGGGTCGATGCGAGTTAGACGACGTAGAAGAACCTCGTTTGATAGACCACCTGAGCTTAGGGTGATGAGGTTATCCATGTTAACGCCAGCGGCTGAGAGTGTTGCAACTGGAACAGAAGCAATAGCGCAGTTTGTACCGGAAGCAATATCGGGATCGTAACGGAGCAACTTATCAAAAGTATCTGAAGTTACTGTATCACCGTCGCCCATTGTGGACTCAGTTACACCAGCACCGTAAGTACCGGAAGCAACAGCAGAAATGGTAACACTAACAGTGCCTGTTGGTGAAGCATAGCCGTTGTTGAGGGCGTATGGTCCCTTTTCAGCGTTGAGACCTGGGAATGTTGAGCCGAGGTCAATACCACCAGTAATTTGAGCAGCTACAGCGCCGCCACCAAATAGTGAGGCGTTTTGGTCGTAACCAAGCTTCTCTGTACTGGAAGTGAAGTCCAAGAAGAAAATGAGACCTGATGGTAGGCTCATTGGTTGGACGGAAACGAGTTCGTTGGCGATTAGCTCACCAAAGACTCTGCGGACGATTGGGAATGCTACGGCACTAAAGCCTTCGACATCACCAGCCGCCATTGTGGAAGCTTCACGGAGAAGTTCCTTGGCTTGGTTCTCTAAGAGACGAGCCATGTTGTTTTTTGTAACATCGCTGTTGAGACCTTCAAGAAGTCCTGTGCCTTCCCACTTATTTAGTAGAGCAGCACCTTCCTTTTGGAGATCACGAGCAACAATGCCTTCTGTTAATTTTTCTAATGCAGACATAGTTAATTTTCCTCCTTTATTCTATTCCTGCGAGCTTGCGCCAATTCTTAAACATTGGAGCTTGCTCTTGTTGTTTATCTTCTCTCTTGCGAGAGGAGACGACGAGGGAACGAGTACGGCTTACAGCTTCAGTCAGTGATTCTGGTGCTGTTTTTTCATTGGTGCTACCCACTGAGTCTTTCATTGTCTCATAAACCAGTTTGGTTTCCTCAATTGTTTTGGCTTTTGCCAAGGACTCGACAATTTTACTTTTTTGACGAGTATTAAGTTCTTGTGAAGATAGTGTTTGAGTTGTGTAGAAAAGTCTAGCGTTCTGAAGATTTACTTCTGCGGCTTTGGTTTTCATCTCAAGCAATACTTCTTTTGCTTTCTTGAGCTTTGTTTTTGCTTCTTGTAGCTGCTCGGAAAGCATCTTGTTTTGGTCTTGTAGTTCTTTATTTTTCTCTTGCTCTTCATCAACTGCGGCAGCTAGTGCGGCAAGGTCAGCGTTCTCAGCACGGTCACCGGCTGTGGAGCCAGCCCAACCGTTGTTGGGGTGCTGGGACTTAATGTCAACGTTGACTTCTTCTAGAAGGGCGTCGAGTTGTTCTTCTGTTAGGGCATCGATGGCTTCATCAAGACCTTCGCCTTCTTCCATCATTTCGCCTGCTGGCTCTAGGAGTTCTTCACGGTCGATAGCAGCCTCTGCTTCGGCGGGAACTTCTTCTGCTTCTTCCTCGGGAGTAGAAGCTTCGTAGTCAGCCATTAGCTCATCGAAGTCAATAACTATTTCTTCTTGGTCGTCTTCAAGGGCTTGGGCAAGAGCAACAGTTGCTGCGTCTGGGACTTGTGCCATTAGTGAGTCATCACCAGTTGGTTCAGCAGGCTCGGCGTCCATTTCCATGTCCATAGCCATTTCTTCACCACCTTCGGCAGTCTCCTCCTCGGTGGCTTCTAACTCTTCTTCTTCGTCCTGCTCAAGAAGGTTCTCCAAAGATTCTTTTAGTTCTACGGAATACTTCTCAATAAGTTGCTTCTCAGCATTACGAAGGGCTGTTTCTTTTAGCTCTTTCGCATCTGCTATTGCCTTTTCAAACAATGATGACATAATACACTTCTCCCATGACAGAAATAGTCGTTAATAAATAGTCCTAACGAAGCCAAAAAACTTATTTAGCTTTTTGCTCGTTGGTTATCTTTCTAGCGATTCTTTTTCTGCGAAGTTTTTTTAATCTTCTGGTCTTGGATGGCTTGACATAGAACCTTCTTTCTCTTACTTCGTCTATGATGCCTTCTTTCTTTACTTTTCTTGAGAACCTTTTTATTAGTCTCTCGCCGGGTTCGTTGCGGCGAGCTTCCACTTTAACGTGTGCCATATTACCTCTTTTTAGCTGTGGCTAGGGTCTTCCAGTTTCTCCCTCCAAGAGCCATGATGCCTGAAATGTCCACACCAGGGTCTTTTGCACTTACGCCAGCCATAGGACTAGCGGAGGCTGCACCTTCAACGGGTGCGTCCATTGGTTCGATTCCCTCAAAAATGTTTGAATACGCACCTTCGCCTACTGCTTTTGTAAGCATTTGTCTTTTCTCGGCAAGGCGCTTCTTTTGTAGTTCTATTGCTTCTTGGTTTGTGTTTCTTTGTGGTTCTGGTGTAGGCTCTGGTTGTTTTGCTTCAACAATAACATTGCCCATTCCTTTAGCCACCTCTGCTACAACCTTTGTAAGAATGCCTTCCTCGATAATAACTTCATGGATGCACTCTTTGATAATGGGTTTAATAAGTTTTTTTAGTTGTTCTCGCTTCATAGTTCTCTCAACCAATCGCAGTCAAACTTTGCTGCTATTTTTTCGATCTTTTGCATCTCGATAACATCATAACCCGTTGGGTCTGTGAGAGCGCCATAGCTTGCTCTCTCGTGCGTTTGCTTCAAACGAGCGCACTTTCTTCTTTGCTCGCCAGCGTCCATTTCATTCATAGGTTCGCCGCTTGTTAGTAAGTAGTCTCTTGCGCTGTTGAGATAAGCAGAAGCCAAAGCCACTTTCTTCATCCACCAAGAAGGAAGGTCTTGCTCTGCGCTGAAACCTTCTAGGTGTTGTAGAATATCTTGACTATCCTCGATGGCGAGTTTTGCTTGACGACGGGCAGAAGATACATCTGTGTGTCCGTCTTCGTTGAGAACTGCTTGTAGTTCTTCTTTGATAAGTTTTCTCAACTGTTCTTTATTCATAGGTCAAAGTCTCCACCCAAGTAAAGAAGTCTGTCTCTCATAAGTCTGTTAGCGAGGTTCTTTAGTTCGGGTTTCATTAGGGGGTAGCCTATTGTTTTTTCCCATTTAGCGGGAATGTCTTCTTTATCAATAGAACCACCAAACATAGTCTTTACTACTTCAGCAAACTTTTTGTAGTCGTCCTCGGAGACTTCTACGTCTTTGAGACCAACATTGTCGAGCATACCTTCGGTGACGACTGCTTGTATTTCTTCTTTGATTATTTCTCTTAGTTGGTTCTCGTTCATTTATTTTCTTCCGACAAGAATGTCATTGAGGGCGCGGTTGATTCTGTCAGCCTTGCCAAATATTTCTCTTTCCTTTGCCTCTTTCATAAGGTATGCACCGGGGGTGGATGCCTCTGAAACAAGGTCAAAGCAAATAAGTGTGAAGTCGTCCTCTACCATAGTTAGCCCACGCTCTTGACGAGTTGAACCTAAACCACGAGAGGAGATACCCAGTGAGCCACCGTCCAAAACAATTTGTTGGGCGATTTTGCCTGCTGGGGTATTGAGTAGTTTTAGTGTTCCGTAAACTGCATCGCCATCCATATGGATTTCTGTTACAAGGTGTGATGCGTTTTTTAGTTCCACGACTGATGTATCGGGGTGATCGAGTTCTCCGTATGCTCTGCGGTCACGAACTATTTTTTTGTAGTTCTCGACTTCTCTTTGGAGAGCGCGGGGTGGGTAAACTCTGCCGTTGCCGTTCTTTTTGTTGGCGTGTTGAAGGAGACCTTTTAGGTAAACGAAACCATCGTCAGCACGCTTGGCTTCCGTTAGTGTTTCAAGTTGAAAGTATTCTATTAGAACTTGTTTCTTTGACATAGCTAAGACCCCTTGCAGCAGTTTGTTGGTGGGCGAAGCATCCAGTGATTATCTACCCAAATGTTTATGTTGCTCATTCTCCGTCCCTTAGAGCTTTTACAATAGCTGCAAGACCTGCTGCCATTGCTCTTGCTCTTTCGTCGCTAACGTCACCTTTGTTTAGCTCTCTAATTGTGCGGTCAATCATTTGATACTTATCAAAATCTGACGCTTCGCTAAGAAGGTTTTGAACCTCTTCTTTAATCATTTCTTTTAGCTTTACTTTGTCCATTTTATTTTTATTCCTTCATCGTCAAATACTTGACAGAGTATGTAACTTGTCCCAGAACTTAGACACCCTAATAAAATAGGTGTTACGAAGTTTGGTTCAAATGTAAATAGTGGTGTAAAAGGAGAAATGACGCAAAGAAAGAACCCTACCCAAAAGCCCATACACATTGGGCAATGGAAGAGTTCTCCAAGTTTTCCTTTTGTTGGTCTTATTGGTTTTAGTATTGAGCCATAGACAAGTATTTGTGTGAGCCCATAGGCTACTAAAATAAATGTTAAAAGTTCCATTATATCCTGTAAACAAGTGGTGTGATGTAAGGGTCTTTTGGAAGTGTGCCCTTATCTTCTTCTTGTGGAACTTCGCCAAGTTCAGTAGCGTCTTCTTCTGGTGGGTCAAGAAGGTATTCGTCGTATTCGTCTTGGTAGTATTCGTCGTAGTGTTCGTTTTGCTCGTTTTTCAAGTATTCATCAACGTGGAAAACAGCGAGTTGCAAAATGGAACGGTCTTCTACTGGTTTGCCAAATGTGGCTTCCAAGGAAGCATAAATGTTGCCACCTTGTACGGTTTCTGGTTTTACAAGACCAACGCGAACCATGTAGTCCATAAGACGCTTCATGGCTGCATAAGCTTCGTCTGTGTAGTTGCCGTCTTTGGCAAAGCAAAGCAGCTTGTCTTTTTTAACAATAATGGTGAGGTAAGGGTGTGTGAGAAACATAAGGTCGCCGTCAATAGTCTTTGTGACCGCTACTTTCTTTTTTAGCGTCTCCATTTCTTTTTGGCGGCGAATCTTTATTTTAATTGTCATCGGACTGAATCTCACTTACCAGCTTTTGAATTTTGAGAACATCAATAACTGTGCTCTCATTTATTTTTTGCTTACCAACATTTTCTAAAATGTCAATAACTTTTTGTGTGTTCTCGACCATTACCTCGTCTTCTTTGATTTCGGGGAGGTCAAGGCTTCCAGCTAGAACACCTTTGAGGCGACCTAGTTCTTCGTTTAGGAAAGAAACCAAGCCAGAGGGGTCAGCGATAAAAAGGCTTAGAACCTCTCTTTGCTCTGGTAGTAGGGAAGAATACTCACGGTTGAATACTTTAACGTATTGTTTAAATGTGAAGTCGTCCATACTCTTTGTTTGTGGAGTAAGAACTTTCTTGCCTGTCATTTCTTTTAAAAGGTTGGTTTCCAAAAGAACTTTTGTTTTGCCAACTGTTTCGTCTGAAAAGAGTTGAGCGATGCTCGCTAGGGAGCGGTAGTTTGGAACGTAGTTATTATAAACTTGTGGTGAAATAGTTTTATTAACTTCTGAAATAAGAAAAGACTGTCTTTTGAATACTTCTTTCTTATCGAGTTGATGATAAGAGTTGCGGCACTCAACAATAATTTTTGCTGCGAGAAGTTGGTCTGCTTCTTTTGTTTCGTAAATGCTTTTGTAAAGTTGGAGTTCTTTGTGTAGAATGGTGCCTTTACCAAAGTGCTCTTTAATAACTTTTAAAACTTTTTGTTTCTTTTTGTTGTCTCCGCGAATAGCAGCCTTGGTCATTTCACGAACCAGTGCTTCAAATAAAAATGCGGTGTTTCTTTTCTTGTTATGTTTAGCCATTCTTGTTCTCCAAACTTTCGATTAGTTTTTCGATTTCCTTATTAGAGTTCAGAATCTCCGACTCCATATCCTCATAAATAGTTTTGCTTTCATTAAAAACATAGCCCTTACCGAGTTTATTCAACTCTTCCGCGCCTGTGGCACGGGCTGTGGTGCGCTGACCACCAACAGGGTTGGCAATGGCAGAGTTGTGGCGCTTCTTTGCACCTTCGCTTCTGCGGTCTGTTTTTACTGGTTGGTACATTTTACCTTTGGACTTATTGGTAGTTGTCATTCCGTCTTTAAAGGTATAGTGAATAGTGTCTTCATCAGCTTCTGTGAGTTCTTCATCGCCAGGAGTTGCCAAGAGGGGGCTTTCTTCTTCTGCTCCACCGGCTTCTTCTTCTCCACCAAGGTCGAGTTCTTCACCTTCACCACCCAAGTCAAGCTCATCAGCGCCACCAAGGTCGAGCCCACCGGCATCACCACCTTCCTCTGGTGCTTGACCAGCGGCTTCCATTGCTGCTCTGAACTTCGCATCATAGAACATCTCCTGTTCGTTACGAACAAACTCTTCGTCGGTCATATTGAATAGGCGTGTGGCTATCCATCGACGTGAAACAAAACCTTCTGTGGCAGAACCTGCAACGGAGAACTTCTTCTCCCAGTGCTCCAACTCTTGTAGTTCAGCAATCTTGCTTGGGTTGTTTAGTTTGAGCTTAAAAGAAAGTAGGTCTGTGCCTCTGTATCCTAGAACATAAAGGTGAACAATGCAAATCTTTTCTAGCTCGGAAACAACTGAGCGTTGTAGTCTTTGAATAGTTCTGGCAAAACGAATATCTTTCTGGGCTAGGGTTGTTTTGTCTTCCTCTGCACCTTCACCACGGGCTAGGTAAGAACGTGGAATTTTAAGAGCGGAGAACAGTTTGTCACGGAGATAATTTACGTCGTCAATGTCGCCTGTGAAAGCACCACCGGGAAGGTTCTCAATACGAGAACTTTGACCACCACGGACGGGAATAAAATAGTCCTCGTCAATAGACATTGGGTTGTAGCGAAGGTCAACGCGACCTGTGTCGGGATCTACAACTTGGTTTCTTTTTAGTGAGGTTTTAACCCTCTCCATGTATTGCTCAACGTCTTCGGGAGCAATAGCACCAACGTCAATGTAAAAAATTCTTCTCTCGGGCGAACGAACAATACGGTAAGCCATCATTGCGTCTTCAAGCATTGTTAGCTGACGCCAAATGCGTCTGGCTGGTTCTAGCACCGATGTTCCGTATGGAGCATACTTGTCATTACCAAGAATACGGAAGTGTGCTACTTGCCAGTTTTCAAAGGTCATACCTGCGGAGTTCCATTGGTATTGAATGTAGTTCGGGTTTGTTTTGTCCTCGCCTTCTAGTCTTTCGACTTCTGCTGAGGGAAGGGAAAGAACAGACTTTACACCTATTTTCTCATCAACGTCGAGATAAAGGTAATAGTCACCCATCTTGCACATACCACGAGCCCAGCCGTAAAGGTTGAACTCAACGTTTAGCACGTCGTAAAGAAGTGTGCGGAGTGTGGAGCGAATCTCGTCATTGTGGCAAACAACGTGAAGTAGGGGTTGTAGGTCAGAGAACGTGGTCATCTCGTCGGCATAAATGTCGAGAGTTGAAGCAATCTCTGGTGTGTATTCCATTTGGTCGAAATCTACATAACGCTCTGCTCTATTTTGTGACGCATAGTATTTTGCTGAATAGTTCTCATAAATGTTGTGCTCGGCTTTCTTGAACTGTTTACCAGAAAGTGAGGTAAACTTTGTGCCGTATTTATCTAGCTGTTTTCGTTTGAAACGCTTTTGTTGTTCCGAGTCGTAGTTAACAATAGGTCCAGAAAAAAGTCTGGTTAGGACTTTGTAAAGAGGACTTGCTTCGTTTCTTGGGTTTCTTGGGTCTGCCATTTTTTATCCCTTCAATAGAGCGATGTAATTCATCTGCGCGTAAGCTTGAGTTTCTTTATGCTTGCCGGGAGAAAACGAATCTTGTTTCGCTTTGTATCCCGTCATGCCTGCGATTCTCGTATCAAACTTTGTCTTTGATGTGCTTATCGAAGACAACATCGCTTTTCGGTAATCTAACTCTCTTTGGTTAACAACTAATGCTGTGTCACTTACCCAGCAAGAGATGGCTGTCGCCATAACCAAGTCGTCGTTATAACTTCTTTGTGCTTCGGCTCTGCCGTTGTTCCAAATGAACGTTGTCATTTCATTATACAACCTAGCCGAGTTTATTTTAATTAGTTTATTCCTCACAAACTCTTCCAGTTTTGCAATAATGAGGGGTCTTGTCTTTGGTGTGGTGGAGAAGCCAATAATAGAGTTGGCTATTCCTTCTGCTTGGAGTTTGTCCACATACTGGTGAGTTCCCTTTACTGAGTAGTACAGGTTTGGATGGTCTAGTTCTTTTAGTTTTTCTAGGACTGCAATACCAAGCGAGTTGTTCTCGACCACAGTTAAACAAAAGCCGTATTCTTTTGACGCATCGTAAATAATGTGGGAGTAGTCGTCTAGGTTTGGTTTGCCTTGGTATTCTGCTACTTGCTCAAAAGTATCGAGACGCCAGATGTGGAACGCAGAGTGGTCCTTGCCGTCGCCACGGGCAACGTCGCCTACGAGTAGGTATTCTGCGCCTTCTTGGTATCCTTCCCATATCCAGAAGTTGCGGTCCATGCCTGTTTTGTGTGTTGGTTCTACTAGGGAAGTTCTTATTACTTCCATGTCTTCTGGGTGGAAAACACCTTCGCCGGATTGGTTGAAGGAACACTCCAACTCTTGTGCGATTTCACGGCGAGACATGTTGCGGGTTTCTTTTTCAAACCATTCTTTGTCTCTGTCTGGATGAACGTCCCAAGGAAGTCTTATTGGGTTGAAATCATTTTTTCCTTCCTCGGCTTCTGTGTAGGTTTTGTGAAACCAGTTGCCTACGCCATTTGGAGAGGAAAGTGAAATGCAACGACCACCAGTGGATAGCGTTGGGTAAAGACCAGCCCACATCTCGTCCATGCCATCAACGAATGCAGCCTCGTCCACTACTAAGAGGGTCAAGGCTTCTGAACGACCTGCGTCACCTGATGTTGAAGATGCTTTAATTTGTGAGCCGTTAGCCAACTCAAAAGAAGTCCTGTTGTCGATGGTGATTTTTGAAATCATCATCCAATCAGGAAGGTTCTTGAAAATGGACTTTACTTTCTTTACGAGGTTTGCCGCTGTTGCAAGTTTTGTTGCAACCACGAGCACGTTTTTATCTCTGTGAAAAAGAAGCATCCAAGAGATGTAAGCAGCGGCTGTGGTTGAAATGCCTAACTGACGGGCTTTGAGAATAACGTTGAAACGATAATCATTGAAGTCCCGAATAGCTTCTTCCTGAAAAGGGTAAAGCTTAAACGGAATCAGACCCTTCATAGGGTGAGAAATCTTACAATAGTTTTTAATAAAATAAACGGGGTCTTTACCCGCTCTGAGTATTTCTTGGACTTTCTGCTGTTTGTTTAGTTGATAAGACATTAAGCATTTTTAGGACGGGTATCATTCTTTGGACGTTTACCAAAACCACCCTGCTCCAAGAACTTCTTGTAGGAGTCAGCCATCTCACGCTTATTGACTTCTGCACCAGTTGCGGCTACAACATCAGAGAGACCAGCGATTTTGTAGCTGCGAACGGCATGAACGAGTGTGCGGTAGCGTGAGACATATTCTACATCAACCTTGGAACCATCGCCTTCGGCTGTTAGTGTAATGGACTTGCCAGCTTGTGCGCGGTAGTTCTTTTTAAGACCATCGACTAACTTTTGAATCATGTCGTCCATTTCGTTTTGGAAACCATTGATGCCATTTTTATGCACATCTTTGAGTGTAATCTCTGCCTCGTATGAAACAACAACCTTATCACCAGCGAAACGAACCTTACCAGCGTCAAACTGCTTACGGTTTGTGTTTGGTAGTGAGTCTCTTTTTAGACCCAAGTCAACTGCTTCACCCTTTGAATCGACGGCACCATCATATAGTTGCCCTGCTGCCACTGAGAGGTCTTTTAGAACTTGTAAATCTGCGTTAGCCATTATTTGGTCTCCAACCTTGTCGCCAGCGTTCCTCACGCCCTTCGACATATTTTATGTGACAGGTTTCACAGCACTCCCAACGTAAAACAAATATTTCATCACGAGCAGTGAGGTTGTATTTGTTACATTGAGGACAAGAAGCGTTGCCACTCTTCATAAGTAGTTTTTTGCTTAATAAAACACCTTCCTGCTCTACCTTCTCTTGTAGTTCCTCTTGGGCAAAGTGTTTTTCGTTTATTTTTTTGAGTTCTTGGAGGTATTCTTCCTCCTTTTCTTTGTCCCAACCTGAGCGTGGGTTGTGGATGGCTTTTTCACCGTATTTGTCTTTAATAGCTTTTTCTATCTTTGCAACATAGTTTTGGTCTTTCATTTTACCTCTTATGCTAGAGTGCGCTCAACCAATGAGCCAGATGGTGGGTAGTAGAACTCGTAGTCGTCATAAACTCTGAAAAAGTCGCACCATCCTTGTAGGTTGTCTGAACCTGCAACGTTGTTCATTAGAAAACCAATGTAGGGTAACTCACCAGCATAAGTTCTTTGAACTAGTTGATACCAGCCAACACCATCGGCTGAGTGGTCGAAGTTATAAGTGGTCGTGTTTGTACCGTTGTTATACGAAACTCGGATTCTTAAATAAGAAAACGACCTGTAAATGTTATTTACGTTTGCTCCACCGTAAGAAGTGTAGTTGTTCCAAATTTGGGCTCGGGCTTGAAAAGTGCTTCCCTCACGAGCAACAACACAGTTCCATGCTTTTGCGGTTGTTGGGTTGGTGGCAATATCTTCTGCAATAAAAATACCAACATTTGGAAAGTCGCTGGCATCAAGAGAAACCCAACTCACCTTTGACCAAAAAGCATATGTGTAGTCGCTGCCAGGATTTGTTGGTGCCGACTTATAAATACCAACAAGTCTGTCGCCTGGGACTGTGGCACAGTCTAAAACAAGCATTTGTTGGGCTGTTTGGGTTGTCGCAGAAAATGTAACACTGCCTGCATTCCAAGTAGACCAGCCCGAAAGAGAGCCTGTAAACTCATCATCAAGGGCATTGGCTGTGCCAGGAGGAGCCATAGCATCCCATTGGTTGTATGTTGTGCCTCCACCGCCACCAGTGGCTGCGATGGTTAGAGTATCCGTACCTGCGTTGGTTGTAAGTGTAATACCAGAACCAGCAGCAAATGTGATAGAGCCTGATGGTGAATCCGCAAGAATATCGCTCTGTCCAGAAACAGAGGCTGTGGCAAAAGCGTTTGTTGAAGAGCCTCCACCACCACCTGTGGAAGAAATAGTTATTGTACTTCCGTCGCTAGATAGAGTAACGTTAGAACCAGCCTCAAACGAGCCAGATATTTTATTGAATAGCTGCTGTGGGCTGTACTTAAACGACATTATTTTCCCGCCTGTGCTGCTGCGTAGAAAATACCGATGGACAGACCAACGCCTGCTACAAAGCCACCCACAAACCAAAATCTGCTATAATCTGGTTTTGTAGCCTTGTCAAGTGCTTTTTCTAATCTTTTTACCTCGGCATTTTTGAGGTTCATTAAACTGTCGTGTTTGTTTTGCGCTGTTGTTTTCTCGATGGTGAGAAAGCGCTTATCGAAGTCACACTCTGCTTTTAGCTTTTTAATGGTGTAGTTTTTGTCTATCTCGCAGATTTTTACGGCAGACTCTCTCTTTGCTGCCATAGTTGCTTCTGCTTTCTTGTCGAAAAGAATACCATCAAAGGGTGCGGTCTGTCCTTTCTTTATTGCCGCAACCTTCCCGTTCGCAAAGCAAAGGGAAGGCAATAGTGTGAGTAAAAGTATTATTGTTATTTTCTTCATTCTTCTACCTCGACTACTTCAAAGCCAAACTCGTCGGAGAGGGCTTTGACACGCTCTTCTTCTGGCATTTCTAGGACTTCTTTTATTCTTTTCTTTTCCTCGGCTTTTACTTGCTTGCCTTCTTTGGCTCGCTCAAACTCCAAGGCTTCTACAACAAGTTGGTGGTCTTTTTCTACACGGGCTTTTTCTTTTCGCTCGGTTTCGTGTGCTTTGTTTAT